AGTTGTATTCGCTGAATCACTGGCTACTATAATAGATTTAACAAGACTTGTAGTAGGGAAAACAGGAGCTGTTCCTGTTACGCCTGGAGATGCTGTAGGCACAGTATAGACCGCAGTTAAGTCTGTATTGGTAACATCAAGAGAAGAATTTACAAAAGTATCAGCCAAGAAACCAACTCCTTCCTGACGATTTATCTTCTATGTCTTGAGCATATGAAGTATTTAAAAATAAAATAATTTGTTCAAGTAATCGTACCATTTGATCAAATTGACCTGGTTGATAATCTGGTGTTGCGTTTGGTAATCTTGTAATTGTTATTTTAGCCATTATTTTTTCTTCTTATGTTTTTGTGCAAAATTTCTAGCTGATTCTTCATTACGAAATCCCCATTTTCTAAGTGCTAAAGCTTTGCGAGTTGGTCTTCCTTTTTTATCTTTCATAGGACCTTTCATTCCTGCAAAACGTGCAGCAAAAGAAACTCTTCTTGGATTTGTTCCTTTAGCTACAGGAGGTTTTAAATTAGCTCCTTCTGTTTTTTTAAAATGGGCTCTTCCCGCCGCAGTTAAACCACCAGTTTTACTTTTGTGTTCTTTTTTCATTATGCAAATTTCCTATAACTAGCAGTTTTCTTTGCTATCTTTTTTGGTTGTTTGGCTACTTGCTTTCCTGCTTTTTTAGCTTTTCTTTTGGCTTTAGTAGTAGCTGCATATTCTTTTGCTGATAATGCCTTTATCGCTTTTTCTGGTAAATATCTTTCCCCTGTTACAGATGATTTTTTTCCAGATTTAGTTCTCCACTTTTGATCACCCCATGCTTTAAGACTTCTTTGTGATTTAGCTAAACTCATTATGATTTATATCCTCCACCTGCTTTTTTGTAAGCTTTTGCTAAAGCTTGTGCTTTTCTAGCTGACCACTTACCTGCAGCAGTACCATGAGAAGCTTGAGCTTTGATTCTATTAAAAATAGCTTTACGTTTACTAGGTTGTGTATAATTTCCAGCTTTATTAACAGTAGATTTATTTTTTTTTACAGACCCACCTTTTTTAGCTTTAATAACTCCTCGTCCAATCAAAACATCTTTACGAGTTATTTTACCATCCCCACTTAAATCTTTTAATTTTTTTTTAGCCATTACTTCCCCCTTTTGTTTATAACTTTTTGTAAAGTTTTTGCTTGTTTAGCATGTGTGTTAGATGCTTTTTTTAAATTTTTAATTACTTTCTTAACTGATTTTATTTTATTTTTTTTCATTATCTTCTTCCATCTGGTCTAAGTTGTAGTTTCATTGACCCTAATCTCCAATTTGTTTCATCTACTACATCGGTTACAAAATTTAATTTTACGGATCTTCCTCTTCCTCTTACATTAATTTTTTGAGTTGTGCTACTAACATTTCCTGAAGTAGTTTGACTTGTAGTCGATTGTGGATAATCTTCCAAAGTCATCGTAACTGTTAATTCTTTAGATAAATCTGTAAAATCAGGAACAAATTTACTAACTGACATAAAGTTATCTCCATCTGCAATTTCAATTGATCCTGTTGTTAAAGATGCTGTAATAGCAGTACCATTAGCTTGGTTATTTCCTACTTCATGATTATAAATATAAGAAGCTCCTGCCGTCACTCCAATTGGTGTATCGGACACTCCCGTGCTGGTAGTAGCATTAGCTGTTAAACTAGCATTGTATTCAGTAGCAATAGGATTTTCATAAGTATAAGCTCCAAGATAAGTAGTTCTACCTAACGTCGTAGTATACCAAGTTCCCTCTAAATAGTTATAGACAACCAATCTATCTATTTGTGTTGCACTTGAACTTGGGTAATACCACATAATTTCATTAAACTCAGGATTAACACCACAGGCAATATCATTCTTATTAGTATAACTTATGTCATCATACACATAATCTTGTACAGAACATGGCATTTTTTTAACAACCCCATCATACATATAAAATGCATCATCACCCATCCAAAATGCTTGACCGTTTACATCAATAGCTGCATGTTGAGCTATTAAACCACAGTTAGCTCCTAGTTGTCGTTGACCAAAAGTAAAAGGTGTACCAACAAACTGGATGCCGTGTAGTGAAGTATCTGTCCATACTAAAATTTGACCTGTTGATCTTACAGCACCCACGATACGCGAACCATCAGCAATACGAAGTGATCCTGCTTCATTTTCTGCTGTAGGTGCAAATACTGTTAGACTTTCTCGATCAGCAAATCTAAAAAATAAATCATCTTGAGTAGCACTATTAGCTACTGTGGTGCATGTTCCAAATAAAAATAAATGTCTTGTATCAGCCGATACCAAATTAAAACGAGAAGCAACAGGTGCTGTTGCACCAAGGCTTACAGCCCTTACACCTAACCCTGAGGAAGTATCCCATTTATAAGTTCCACCATTTAGTACTGTAGCTATTAAATCTTCTCCAAAATTATCTAAAGACCAGTTTCTTCCTGCAATAGTTACGCTAGAAGAAGATCTAGGTGTGCTCCATGTGCTTAATCCCCATGTTGCAACACCCCATCCATATCCATACGTAGATGCAGTTGGTCCAACATTAATTTGATAATTTGCTGTAACAGACCCACCACCAGCGGCCGTAGTTCCTGTAGCATTTGAGGGAAAAGTAATTGTGTAACTGTTTGCGTCTATAACTGTAGTTATTTCAAATTCATTATTAAATTCTAAACCATCTACAACATTGTTAGCACTACCATTATCAAAAGTAACAAAATCTCCTTCAATTGCTCCGTGAGCAGCATCTGTTACCGTTACTCCTGCTCCTCCTGAAGTTGTCTCAAAAGGATTAGTTAGAGAAGCAGTTTCACGGATAGGAGTAACATCATGAACAGATCCTTCTGAATATATGTACAGTTTTCTATCTGTTCCTAAAGCCAAGTACCTAGTGCCATTAAGACTTATCCACGCATGAGTGTCTCTTACTACTCCAATAATAGTTTCATTAGGATTAGGAAGATATTGCCATCCTTTCCACCTTTCTGGTTTTCCGTAGTGAAAACGCACTAATTGAGAATCAATATAACGTCGATCATCTCCTGCTGCATAAGGAGAATCCTGTTTATCTACACCAGGTTGAAATTTTAAATCGGTTAATTGCATGGAATGACATACTAAATTATTTCTTGTTTTCTGGCAAGAATTGAGTTCCTACATTTCCTTTAAAGACATATGTTCCGTGATGATTAAGGCCACTTATTACATCGGCATATACACTTCCCCCAATTTTTTGCCATAATCGACAAAAAGCATAATCCTCAGATAAGTATCTTTTTGTTTCTGGTTCAATCATTGTATCAAAAAAAGCATAATTCCAATCAGAATTGTCATGATAATTAAATTGAGTATCATGAGGTTGATTAAGATGCTGATCAGATTTAAATTTAAGTTCAGGGTAAGATTTAGCCATTTTTTCAAATACTTGTCTTTTTATCAACATAAACCCTGTAGCACCGTCTATAGCTTCTATAAACCCACTTTTAACTTCAATTCTTTCAGGGTTTTTTACATTAAGATTATATTCTAAAGAAGCTGCGTGAAGTTCGTCTAAATCAATATCAGGTTTTTCAATAACTCTTTTTTTTACTTTTCTCCAGTCAATAGCTTTACGAGGATAAATTCCTGCTACAACATCTTTATCAAAATCTAACATTCTAAAAATTGATTTTTCACTAAAACCAATATCAGCATCTATAAAAAGAAGATGTGTATAATTACCTGGATCATCCATAAATAATTGAACTAAAGTATTGCGAGCTCGTGTTATTAAAGATTCATTTCCAATAGTTCCAAATTGTAATTGAATATTATGCTTCGGAGCTTCGTTTACTAAACGCAAACAACTTTTAAAATAATCAGCCGTTATCATTCCTCCATAACAAGGTGTTCCTATAAATACTTTAGTTTTCATTACGATCTTCCTCCATAATAACCTACGGATGCAATAATCCGTGGTGTTGTAGAAATAGCTTTGTGTCTTACCCCCTTAGGAATAAAAAGTAAATCTCCTGATTCTAGTTTATAATCTTGGCTTGTTTCTATTATTCTATAAGTTGAAATACCGTGTAAACTAATTAAAAAAACATCTTCTGTATCAACATGTGATGCTCCTACATTAGTTACAAATGAAAAAAATAAATCTACCCCATCTTTTATATCTGGAACGTATTTAAAAGTTTTATAAAAAAAATCCATAAATGTAAAAAAATAAGTTTTATCCATGTGTATGTTTTTCATTTGCCATATAGATTTAAAAGGACTCATTAAATCCATAGGTTTATTGTTTACTACTAAAGAATAATCATCAGTTAATTTAGATATTGTGTTGAAATCACT